TGGTAGAATTTGCCCCGTTTGTAGTGTCTCCATAATCCAATGTGAAAGTAGGTAGTGCATTTCTTTTGATATACATCCCCTGGTAGCTTTCCATTTCCTCTAATTGCTCGACCAGGTTTGTACCTTCATCCCCTTTCCATACGGGTTCTTTTGCCGGAATGTATACGACTGGAAATGTAACTAATTGCGTGTTGGTAAGTTCTGCATTTAACTCCCATTCTTTGATGTTTTGGTACACCAGGACTTTCGGCTGTTCTTCGTTGGTGTATACATACAACCATTCCACATTATCTGTATCTTTATAACCAATTGATACGACTAGTAATTCCCCATTTTCGTCTTTCTGTGCGTATATCTCATACCCATCCATTGCGGAGTAGGTGGTATGTGCTAATTTGAATTTGGTTTGTTCTCCTTCAATTAATGAGAGTTTCTCGTACGATTTCCAGACTGTAGCGATTTGACACGTGGCATTTAATTGTTTGCCACGTTCTATATTCTCAGAATCTATGAAATTTTGCGTCCTATATACTTTCTCAAGTATGTCCACGGCCTTTTGTGCTTTCTCAGATTCCTTATCATAATCATATTGCCTTGTTACGGGTGTAGCAAACATGGCTTGTGCAATGCGAGCAACTGCCAGTTTCTGCAACCCTAGTGCAGTGCGTTTGAAGTCGTCCTGATTGTTTTCATTCAGTTTTGGAGGATACAAAGTAGTGTCCCAGATTTTATGCTTCATAGGGTCGTACTGTTTTTCCAGGTCGTCCCATTTCGGAATAGTGAATGAACTTTTCTTTAGTTCTTTGACCGTATCTGCGGGTTGTAAGGCCAGAATTTCTTGCAGTTGCTCGTTTGTCATTGCTTACTTTGTTTTTGTTCTTTTAAGTGGTTTTTCTTCTTCAATTTCAGGAGTTTCTTCCATTTCCTTTTCTTCTTCCATCTTAATCAAATCCTTTGCAAACTGTTTTTTTGCTTTTACGGTTTCCTTTTCAGAAATGCGTTCTAGTTTGTCCTCATTGATTAATTCGTGTCCAAATCCTTCTAATTGATACCTGATTACCCCGTTTGCGTGGTTTTTTTGTGAGACTTTGATACTATATTCGTTACCTTCATACATTACCTTGTCTCCAATGTTGAATTTTGTCATGACTTTACTTTTTAATTAATATTATTTGAAATATTTCAATTGAAAGTGTAAAATTAAGTAAAATTTTTTGTATTTGTAAATAATTGATTTTTATAGTGTTATTTAAACTTTAAAAACTTTTTTTAAAATAATTTTTAAATTTAACATTTTTTAACAGTTTTTATTTGCAGAGTATTACGAAAGTGCGTACTTTTACATCATAGTTAACAACTAAAAAATTGCAACGATGAAAACAAAAAGCGAAATATTCAAGGCGGCCCACAAACTAGCAAAAACTTTTAAAGGGCATTACAAAGCTTGTTTTGTGTTGGCATTGTCAGAAATTAGAAACTTAAAATCAAATAATAATATGGACTTATCAAATTACATTATTTCAAACATGAACAGTAGTTCTGATTGGAATGAAAAATTTTATCAAAAAAACAACGGAAGTGTTGATGTATATTTAAACAATACAAAACACGACGTCACTGAATTATGGAATGCAGAACTAAACTCGAAAGGCTTCTTTGTACGTAGCGAGTTTGATGCAAAATTCAATCCATTATTAGAAAAAATGATTGATTCTGAATTAGATTCATTCTAAAATGAAACTCAACGAAATCCTAAAACAAGCACGGTTAAATGCCGGGCTAAGTCAAAAAGCCCTTGCCGAAAAGGTCGGGGTAAGAACTGCCACGATATGCGACTTTGAAAACGGAAAGTATCAAATGCTTTCCGGTACTATTGAAAAGATTATGAAAGTATTAAACTTAAAAATTGAAGAAAATGGATAAATGCAAATGGAATTATAAAGTTTTAGGCCACTACGTGAGGCTTACAGAAAGCAATAAATTTATGATACTTGGTAAAAGACAAGGACAATGGGTTGTAGTTATTAGCTTTAATTGGCTATAACGACTATGGAAACCCTCAACCTACATATTTCAGCGCATCCTGCAAAGCCCGATTCATTTGCACAGGATTAAAAATAACAAAGTAACACCTCATTATAAACACATCTAACCAGTCTGGGGAACGTCCAATGTTCTCCTTTATTTTTTCTTTTGGGAGTATTCTCAACTTTCCATCCTTATCAGCATCATACGTTTTCAATTGTGATAATTCCTGTTCCACACGTTGTTTGATTTCTTCTGTCACTTCTGCCTGAAAGTATATTTGTTGTATTATTTCAGCAAGTTTGTAAGAGCACTCTGTCTTTAGGTTCTGGTATGCCGGATTTGATGGTTTTCCGCCGTTCTTAAAGCCGATAATCTTACAATTGTCTATTACACCACCTCCTACACCGTCCTCGTCTCCTAGGCAGCGATTTGCGCTAATTTGGTGTTTGTTTCGCATCGCATTAATACAGTTTTGGATTAATACCGTACTGGAAACGTCAAAAACGTAATATTCCCACAATACCCAACCATACCAGACCGTAACTATTGCCTTATCTGAACCAAACCGGGCAATATCTGCTACTATGTACTTATCAAAATGATTCATATTAACATGGCTGTTCTGCCAAATGTTGGATATATCTTGATAGTTGAGTAAGGCTGTCGGGTCTTCGTCAAAATTAAAGTCCCCTAATATTTGTTTCTTGTACTCCAATTCAGACATAGTACCATCCAAATAGTCTTTTTTCTTTTGCTCTACCCATTCCTTTGCTTCTTTCCCTGGGTTATCACTTGGAAGGGACTGTACAAATTTTCTTGTTTCTTTTTCCTGCCCTGAATTAAATGGCACCCAATACCTACTTTTTGTATGATTTGGTGAAGGGTTAAATGCCTCTAAAACCTTCCCCTTTACTCCATATTCCATGCTTGTATAATGAGACCCTACACGCTCTCCTATCTTTTCAATTATTTTCAATGGTACGTGCTCTGACTGGTCTATGTACGCTTTCATAATTTCCAATGAGCCGTATTCCGTTGCTTCTTTGTCGGTAGGTTTCAATTCCAGGTTTTTGGCGATTACCATACTATTATTCTCAAGAAATGTCATTTCATGCCTATTATCATGCCAGCGATAATCCACTTTGTCCACAAATCCGAAATTATTCAAAACTCTTAAGAAAGTCTGCCAGGTTGTTTCCCACAAAATTGTAAGATTTTTTCTACCAATCAAATTAACTGATTTTGGAAAAGCGTATGCCGACAATATTGCATCAATGGATATTAAGGCCGATTTGCCCCCACGTGCCGACCCTCCGAAGCCTACGTATGTAGTAATATTGTCATTCAGATATTCTAATGCTTGTACTTGTTTCTTATGAAATGCAAAAGGCTCTCCGGTAACCTTATCAGTGAATGAAATTAAATCAAAAAGGCCCCTCTTATAAAGTTCTACGGACAAATAAAAGTCGTCTGTCATAATCCTTTGATTTTGCGATTTAGTAAGGCATACTGTCTTATTTCCTCATCTGTTAGTCTTTCCAGACTTACCTTCATATTTATATTCGTGTTGGTAGATTGTACATTCAATTTGTCCGCTTCCTGGTATCCCATTAATTTGTCTATTCGTTCCAATGCTGTAACCTTAGGATGTAATTTGACTTTGATGTACTGGACTTCTTCACCTTGTTTGGTGAATAACGTTTTCGTGTCAATAGACTCTACAGCATCCAATAAATCAGGATTGTCTCTTACCAAATCATCCCAGTCTTTGAACTCAGTCCATTTGTTGTGCAGATGTCGAATTGAGCTATAAGCGATTTTCTGATATTCTTTAATCTGTGTTGTTTTTGAAATACCGCAAAGCATCTCAATATCGTCCTTGATGTAGTGGATATACTGTATGATGTTTTGTTTTGTTAGCATAGTGGAAGTCAAGCTACGAACGCTATCTTTCGAGTATCCTGCCTTTAATCCAGCCTTAGTTGCATTCCATCCATTCCTAACATACTCATGACAAAAGGCCTTCTGTTTATCTGTTAATTGTTTTCTCAACTCTGATAGTGTGTACCTATGCTCATTTTCATCTATACCATCTATCTGCTTTAATAACTCCTTATTCAAGAAAGGGGATTTTTTCCAACCTTTAGGTTTTGTTCTTTTCATCTTTTTGATGTTTTATGTTGTTATTTTCTGTAAAATTATAGATTATATTTGGTTTTATTGTTATTTACTATATTTTTTGTAAATATTTGTGTGTTTGAAAGTATTGATTTTATTGAGTTTTTTAATTATTTTTAGCAAAGTTTAAAAAAAAGTTTAAAAAGATTTGGTTTGTATTGTTTTTTTATTTTACTTTGTTGCCATAAAGATATTTGAAAGGTTTTAAATATGAAAAAGAAGATATTATGGAAAATAATAGGTTATTTGTTGAAGATGTAAATGGAAACCGTAACTATTACGGGAGATATGAAAAGTTTGCTACAAAAGAGGAAGCAGTAGACTCGCTTGAGTCTTTGAAAAATTGCACAAATTGCACAAATTGTGAGTCTTGTGCGTCTTGTAATTATTGTGAGTCTTGTGAGCATTGTGATTGTTGTAATTATTGTACTTCTTGTAAGTATTGTACAAATTGTACAAATTGCACAAATTGTGCGTATTGTAAGTATTGTAAGTATTGTAATTCTTGTAATTCTTGTGCGTATTGTGAGTCTTGTGCGTCTTGTA